GGTAAAATGATAAAGACAGGTTTTCTGGTGCGCAAAACGTAAAAAACTGATATAGGGGCGCGTTATGGCCACGACAATGACATTCACGACGTTGAAACAGGACGTGCAGCGCTACCTTGAGCGTGGCAACACCCTCGCGTCGGACCCTATAGTCTTCGAACAAATCCCGCGTCTAATCAACCTCGCCGAGCGCCGCATCGCTCGCGAGCTGAAAGTCGAGGGCTTCATCAACGTCGTGACTGGTACGCTCGCTGAGGGTCAGTCTGTATACCCTAAGCCCGACCGCTGGCGCGACACGGTGTCGATCAACATCGGCACAGGCGCTACGTTCAGCAACCGCAAGATCATATTCTCCCGCGTGTATGAGTATCTTCGGTCCTACTGGCCGGATGCCTCGCAGACGGACACGCCTCTATTCTACAGCGACTACGACTACAGCCACTGGCTATTTGCGCCGACACCAGACGCAGAGTACCCATTCGAGATCCTGTACTACGAACTGCCGCCACTGCTCGACGACACGGTGCAGACGAACTGGATCACAGAATACGCCCCGCAGCTTCTGCTTTACGGCACGCTGGTTGAGGCGACACCGTTCCTGAAGAACGACGAACGCATCCCAGTTTGGCAGAGCATGTACGACCGCGCGGCGGCGATGTTGAACGGCGAAGACCTCGCCAAAATCCTAGACCGATCCGCCGTGCGCAAGGAGGCGTAAGAGATATGTCCAACACATTCACACAGGTTTTTGGCGGTACGACGATCTACCCGTCGGACGTATCATACCTCGCACTCGCCCTGACCGCCGACATCACCCTTGAGTGGCCGCTTGAGAGCAGCACAAACGAGTACCCCGTCGCCCGTATCATCGACGTGACACCGACGGGCACATTCTCAATCATCATGCCGCCCGCCGATCAGACCGGCACCGGCCAGACGGTTCTGTTCAACAACCTTGGGCCGAATACTGTCACCGTCAAGAACAGCGTGGGCGCTACGCTCCTGTCGATGGCGCAGGGCGAGCAGTGGCAGATATACCTCACCGACAACACCACGGCCGCCGGTACGTGGCGCGTGTTCCGCTACGGGGCCTCGACGGCGCAGGCTCAGGCCTCGGCCCTCGCTGGCTACGGCCTCACCGCAACTGGCTCGACACTGTCGCAGTCAGCGCCGGTCACGCTCTTCAACTCGAACTACACTGCCGGTGCCACAGATCGCGCCGAGACGTATGTGTGGAACGGCGGCGTTGGCACACTAACCTTACTTTCGGCTGTGACGGCGGGGAATGACTGGTTCATCTCGCTGCGCAACGGCGGTGCCGGTGACCTCACCGTCGCGACGCAGGGTGCCGAAACCATCAACGGCGGCGCTTCGCTGGTCCTACAGCCGGGCGACAGTGCGACGATAGTCACGGACGGCTTGAACTGGTTTACCCTCGGCCTCGGCCAGAGCGCAGTCTTCGCCTTCGACTACACGTCAATCAACTTAGGCGGCCTGAGCGGTAACTACACGCTCGCTGGCGCTGAACTTAACCGCATCGCCTACGAGTTCACTGGCGCGATTACGGGTAACATTGAGGTTGTTGTACCAAATACGGTACAGCAATACTGGGTGTACAACAACACAACGGGCGGCTCTTTCACCCTGCGCGTTCGGACCAGTGCCCAGACACCGGGCGTGTTGGTCACTCGCGGCAGCCGCGCCATCCTGTACTGCAACGGCTCCGAAGTCGTTGACGCAGAGACGGGCGGCCTCGCGACGCCAATCGCCATCGCCGACGGCGGCACAGGTGCGACAACGGCCAGCGCCGCGCGTATCAATCTCGGCGGCACGTCAGTCGGCATCGCTGTCTTCACGGCAGTCGATCAGGCGGCGGCGCAGTCGGCCATCGGCGTCAGTGGCACATCTAACAATGACGCCATCGTGTTCGCAGTGGCGTTGGGGTAATGGCTGAACAGATTGTCCAGATTAAATCCGCGCCCGGCATTAAGCGGGACGGGACGAAGTTCGAGGGCGACCAGTATGTTGACGGGCAGTGGGTCCGCTTCCAGCGTGGCTTGCCGCGTAAGATGGGCGGCTACCGCTCGATCAACAAGTTCCTTCGCGACCTACCGCGCGCGCTCCACGAGTACACGCAGGACTTGCTGACATACATCCACGCAGGGTCGGCCAGCCGTGTGGAGCGCTTCTATATTGACGGCGGGTACAACACGAGCGTCATTACCGATCGCACACCCACGTCGGGCCTCACCGCGAACGACGGAAACATGTGGCAGTTCGCCACGGCGTATGACACAACGAATGGTAACCAGATCGTCGCGCAAGTCGCGCCGAACCTCAACTGCATATGCAACAGCGACGGCGGCGCGCTCTTCGTCGGCGACCTCCTCGGCACGTCAGTCCTGACGCAAGTCACCACGGTGCCCGCCAACTTTAGCGTCACAGGCGGTGTCGCGTCACTGCCACCCTACACGTTCGCCTTCGGCAACGACGGCTACGCGGCGTGGTCCGTGCCGAACACGCCGGATGACTTTACGGGCTCTGGCGCGGGCAACGCGTACATCACCGGCCAGAAGATCGTCAAGGCAATGCCACTGCGCGGCGGACCGGGCAACAGTCCCTCTGGCCTGTTCTGGTCGGCTGACAGCCTTATTCGCGGCACCTATGTCGGCGGCACGGCGGTGTTCCAGTTCGACACCATCAGCGCGCAGTCGTCGATCTTGGCGGCCAACAGCGTTATTGAGTATGATGGCATATTCTACTGGATCGGCACTGACCGCTTCCTGTCGTTCAACGGCGTCGTGCGCGAGGTCGAGAACAACATAAACCTCAACTTCTTCTTCGACAATCTCAATTATGAGCAGCGCCAGAAGGTGTTCGCTATGAAGGTGCCGCGCTTCGGTGAGATATGGTGGTGCTTCCCGTTCGGCGACAGCACCGAGCCTAACCACGCCATATGCTACAACGTGCGCGAGGGTACGTGGTACGACACCACTCTACCAAACGGCGGACGCGGCGCGGGCATCTTCCCTGCCGTATTCCGCAAGCCGCTCATGTCTGGCGTTGCGCCGCAGGAGGCTGAAGCCTTTAGCGTTGCCATTAATGCGGCTGGCACTGGCTACGTTGCGGGTAACACGCTCGCCGTTGTGGGCGGCATCGGGACCATAACAACCGAGCTGACAGTGTCCACGGTTAACGGCACAGGCGGCATCACTGGCGTCACGATCAGTAACGCGGGGCAGTACAGCACCGCCCCAACCAATCCAGTCAGCGTGACTGGTGGTGCTGGCTCTGCCGCTACATTCAACGTCACGTTTGACAACCCGTACAAGTTCTGGGTTCACGAGGTCGGCACGGACGAGATCGACGGCCTGACGCTCAACCCGATACAGTCGTTCTTCGAGACGGCCGACCTGTCTCTGCCCGCCACGTCGCAAATCAACAAGTCGCTGCAAGTGCTGATGCTTGAGCCAGACTTCGTGCAGAGCGGCGACATGACTGTTCAGGTCATGGGTCGTGCGAACGCGCGTGCGCCAGAAGTCAACGGCATTGTCATGACGTTCCCTGAGACGCCGCAGACGCCGCAGGAGCAGGTCGTCTTCCTGAAGACACAGCGCCGCGAGCTGCGCTTCCGCTTTGAGAGTAACACCCTTGGCGGCGACTACCAGACTGGTCTTATTTTAGCTCACGTCCAAGAGGGCGACGGGACGACACTGGGATGATCGACCCGCGCGGAATGACTTGGCAAGACTGGGCCTGTTCAGTTATACTGTCGGTTAACGACGCGTGGTCATTCGGCACGCCTCCCGAAGAGGCCGAGTGGCAGGGTTGGGCTATAGGGCTGTTGCGTGCCTCACCGTTTACGCAACAAATTATTCCCGATCCCTATCAGTTCTCTGATTGGCGTGAGTGGGGAATGCGTGTATATCCAATGCTCGAAGGTACAAGCTAATGAACTACATCCCCGGCTTCAGTAACTATCTGGAAACGTCCGTGCCGCGCTACGCCAGAGGCGGACCCGCGCGGTTCGTTGAGGACGTGATGTACGACATGGGCGACTATGGCATTGATCCTTATGCCGCACAGTACATGCCCGCCGCAGAGCCGTCTTACGTTCCCGGCTTCACTAATTATCTGGAAACGTACGTTCCGCCTTACGCCGCACCTGCTGAAGCCGCAGCGCAGTACGTCGAACCAGCTCAGTCCATGCCCACCGCGCAGCCGATGACGCAAGAAGCCGCACCCTTCGACCTGAGCAGCTTGGCTGGCTTGGACCTGAGCGGGCTGAACTTCGGTTCGGACTTTGGCGGTGGCGCTATGGGCGGCTTGTATCAAGCCGATCCTAATTTGCAGTACATCGCCGCGCCTACATCTAACAAAGGCAACGCCACTGGAAAGTCGGCTGGCAACACCTTCACCATAACGCCCGACCAGCCGGTGCGCCTTGTTGACCTCAACACTAAAACAGTTATCTTCGAGGGTACAGGCGCTGACGCCGCGCGCAAGGCGACCGAACTGGGTCAGAACCTGACCGACACAATGGGCCGCAAGGCGTCGTATGACATTCAAACCGCAAACCCGTCTGGTACGTATGTAACCGTAGCCAACGAGAAGAAGAACAAGAGCACGCTGGGTACGATCGCCAACATCGCGGGGACGGCTCTGCCGATTGCTGTCAGCCTCATCCCCGGCCTTCAATTCCTTGGCCCAATCGCATCTGCGGCTCTAGCTGGCGGCGCGGGTGCCGCGCTGAAGGGTGACAACATCCTTAAAGGCGTTGCTATGGGTGGCTTGTCTGCCGCTGGCGGCCAAGTGCTCGGACCAGCACTCGGAGCTGGGGGCGCTCTCGGCGCTAATCTAGCTCCAAAACTTGCCACGGCGATAGGTACGGGCCTCGGCTCAACCGCAGGCGGCTTGGCTACCGGCCAGAGCCTGAAAAGCTCCCTCCTCGGAGGTGTCGCTTCTGGCGCGCTCAGTTACGTTGCGCCTACTATCCAAGATAAGTTAGGTATAAGCACCAAGTCTGGCAGTATATTCCGTGGCGGCAACACCAGCGCGAGCACTGGCGGCGACACTGGCGGTGACTTTGGTGGGGCAAACGCCGAAATCGTGGTCAACGCGCCTGCCTTCTCGACACCAAACATAAAGCTCGGTGGGTTCAAAACGCCCGCTCAAAATTATTTAAGAGACGCCGCTTTAGACGACGTAATCAACCCCGAAACGCGCACGCCTTACAACACTGGGTATGATGGCAATCTCATCAACGTCACAGGCTCAGTTCCCGGTGCGGTTACCGGCGGCTTAAACTTGGCGGGTCTGACAGGGAACCCCGCCGCGAATAATACGGACGAAATTCTCGTCACAGGAAACCGCGCTGGAGCGGTTACTGGTGGCGTCAATTCGCTTATTCAACCAACGGCAGAACTCGGTGATCCAGACCTCATCAAGGTAACAGGCAGAAGAACCACCTCGGCGGGGAACCCTGTTGTGAACGGTGTTGATACGGTAACCGGCGAGATTGTAACTACAGGGAACAAAATCGAACCCGCCACTGGCGGTCTGACCTTGTCGTCAGATTTGCTAACCGATGTCAACCAGATGTCTGAAGCCGAAAGAGAGGCCGCTAAGAAAAAGAAGCTCGCCCTCGAAGATTACCTGCGCATCGCGGGTCTCGCCTCTGGCCTCATCGGCGGTGGCGGTGGCTCAGGCTCGTCAGGCACATACGGCGGCAGCGGCACTGGTCGCCTGAACCCAATCTTTTCAGCCAAGCTGCCATCCGCAGGCGGCCTCGGCTCTATCGGCATGAACCGCACTCAGCGCCCGATGGGCGACGTAGACTGGCTGACATACGGCACGCGGCCTGAGCTTAGTTTCTTCGACTACGCCCCGCGAACTGCGTCACCTGCGCCTGTCACAACGCCCGTGCCCGGCAATCCCGCCGGCCCAATTATGTACGACGAGCCAGTTCCTCGCTTCGCACGGGGCGGCCGCAGTGAATTTGCGGTCAACGGCGCAGGCACTGGCCGCAGCGATGACATCCCTGCGGTGCTGTCTGATGGCGAATATGTGATCGACGCCGAGACTGTCGCCCTACTGGGCGACGGATCGAGTAAGGCTGGCGCAAAGAAGCTGGACGAGCTTCGGGTCAAAGTAAGAAAACACAAGGGCAAGAAGTTGGCAAAGGGCCGTTTTAGTGCTAATGCCAAGAAGCCCGAAGCATATCTGTCTGGAGGACGTATTTAATGGCTGTCAGTTCATTCCTGTCTGAAGGGGCAGCAATCCCACAAGGCTCGGCCCTCACGGACATGACCAAGCAGCAGGTGCTGCCTGAGTGGTACACCAACTACGCGATGGACATCCTGTCGGGTCAACAGGCTATTGCCAACCGCCCATACGCGACCGCGCCTATGCCGCGCGTTGCGGGCTTCACGCCACTGCAAGAGCAGTCCTTCGGCCTGACAGAGACTGCGGCTGGCGCGTACCAGCCTCTCCTCGGGGAAGCCACGACTGTCGCGCAGGCGGCAGCAAACGCACCGGGCGCGTTAAACGTAGCTCAGCCTTACTTGTCGCAGGCGGGTCAGACATCCGTGGCGAACATCGGCTCGTACATGAACCCGTACAATGAGGCTGTCACCAACCGCATCGCCGAGCTGGGCACACGCAACCTTACTGAAAACATCCTGCCTGAAGTTGAGGGCCGCTATATCCAAGCTGGGCAACTCGGCTACGGCGGCCGTGACGGCGCGGGCACGCCGTCGGGTATGCTGACCGACACCTCACGTGCCGTCCGCGACGTCAGCGCCGACATCCTCGCGCAGCAGACCGCGGCGCTGCAATCTGGCTACAATCAGGCCGCTGGGCTTGCAGGCACTGACTTGTCGCGCTTCGGCACTCTCGCAAACACGGCCGGCGGCTTGGCGCAGACGCAGCAGGCACAGCAGCTCGCCGCCTCTGGTGCTCTATCGAACCTTGGCGCACGGGCGCAAGAACTCGGCCTCACCGGCGCGGGTGCGATTGGTAACGTCGGCGCGCTGCAACAGCAACAGGGCCAGAGAAACCTCGACGTGGCCTACGCCGACTTCCTACGTCAGCAGGGCTACGAGCAGGAGCAAATCAACAATCTGCTCAAGACGTTCCAAGGTGTCGCCTCTGGTGTGCCGAGCGCATCGCAAGAGTATGGTCTTTCACCGTCGGGCGTCCAGCAGCAGTACTCATCGACTGGTAAGGATATTGCCAGCGCACTAACTGCTGCGGCGGGTATCGTCGGCTCTTTGAAAGGTAAGTGATCGTGGACGAAGAACTTGAAGGCGGCCTCGCCGCTGGCGCAGACGCCGAAGATGCCGTTGACCTGTCGGTTTATAAAGACCCGAATGTTCAGGCGACTGTAAATCGACGCAACAAGCTCAACGACGAATACAAGAAGTATTACGACGACTTGACCGCGAAGATAATGGCCCAGCGCACTGGCCCGACGTTCAGCGAGCGTATGTTTCAGTTGTCGGCGGCATTAGCTCAACCGACAACGCGTCGTGGCTTTGGTGGCGTCTTGGAGAACATTACGCCCGTCTTAGCGGCGCAGCAGAAGGCCCAGCGCGAGGGCATAACCAAGCGTCAGGAAGCGCTCTCTGCGCTGAAAGCTGCCCAGCTTGGTCAGCGGGTTGGCCTCGCCAATCAGGACGTGACGACCGCGCTTGCTATGGCGAAGATCAACAACCAGAGACCACCAGCAGAATTCAGCTATCAACTTGACCAATATGGGGTTGTCCGTGAAGTACCAAAGAAAGTACACCGCCCAAAGAATGACGCGGAATACGCCGCGATCCCTATAGGCCAATATTATGCAGTGCCTTCAGGCCCAGATGCTGGTAAAGTGCTCGTTAAACGCTAAGGTCGCAGGAGATTAAAATGTCGGATTTTTGGTCAAAAGACCTCCAAGCTGCTAAAGCAGCCGAGCGGAGCGGCCCCGAGGGGAGCAAGGCGTCAACGGCTACGTCTCAGGCAACAACTTCAGCTGCTCAAGCAAGATATGCTGAGCGCAGGGCAAAGGCTGACGCGGAGAGGGCGGAAGCGGACGCCGCTGCCGCACAGGCTGGTTTGACCACAAAGCAAAAAGAAGCCACATTAAACCTGACGCCGGGCCAGAAGAAAGCCGACGAGACGTACGCCACCGACTATAACGAGTGGATCGTTAACGGCGAATACGCGACCGTCGTACAAAACCTCAAAACCCTAAAATCTGCGATCAAGACACTTCGCAGCGGAAAAACGCTTTCGGGGAATATCGTTGGCCGCTTGCCAGAGTTTGTCCAAAAGGCACTCTACGGCGACGACCCCAAGGCCATGAAGGACGCAATCGACCAGCTTACGGTAGGATCGCTCCGCACAATTCTCGGTTCGCAGTTCACTGAAAAAGAAGGCGCGCGCATTCAAGCCCAAAGTTACGACATAACTTCGGGGGAAGAAAGCAACGTCCGCAAAATAGATAAAAGCATAGATGAGCTGTTGGGCCGCGCGATGGCTAAACAAGCTGCGGCCCAGTATTTTTCCGAGAACGGGACGCTTGCGGGCTATACCGGCGTAAATCCGCTCGCCCTTGGGGCTTGGGACAACTCGAAAGTTGAGCGCGCCAAGAAGGACTTCGGTTTAGTTTTCGGCGAAGAGGAAGCCAAAAGTCCATTCGAGATTATCGAGGAACTAAAGCCTACGACCGAGACACGGGTTGGCGCAAGCGAAACCTATGTGTCGGCTGAAGCCAAACGTCTTGCGTCCGCAATGGACAAGGCGTGGCGCGAGGGCGCGTCTGTCGAAGACATGATTGCGATGAACCCCGGCGTTGACCGCAAGGCACTTGCAGAAGCTGAAAAGTACCGCAATTTAGAAGAGCCAGTTTATGCCAAGTTTGCGCCATACGAAAGCGAACGCCCCGCGTCGCTCATCGGCTCGGCGGCAGACAACGCAATACTTGGCCCAGCAATCGCGGCCATCACCAGCGCCACCCCCGGCGGGTCCATCGAGCAAATCGCACGCCTGACCGGCGGTGATCCCGAAAAGACAGCCTTTGCGTTAGACTATCTCAAAGGTAAGTACCCCGTCTCGTCCTCCTTCGGTGAGTTTGGTGGTGAGTTTGGCCGGAGTGTTCTGGGCGCTAAGGCGCTGACGTCCTTGGGTATGTCCGCGCTTCCGGCGACCTTCGCAACGGAGACGGGGTTGAGCGCACTGGAAGGCGGCTTAGAAGCGCGCCCCGGTGAAACACTGGCGGGAACGCTTATCGGCGGGGGGAGAGGTGCCGTCATCGGTGCGTTGCCCGTTGCGGCGTCACGGGCATTTAGTCCAAAGACGCCTGAAGCCGTGCTGGACATGCGCGAACGTGGAGTTCCTTTATCTGTCGGGCAAACGCTCGGCGTCCCTAACATGGAAGCCAATATCGCCAAGTTGTTGCCAGTTGGTGGCGACGTAACACTCGCCGCCCAGCGGCGCGCGTTTGCTGATCTCCCCCGTGCGTATTTGGACGAGGCGGGAAGCTACATAAAAGCACCCGCGCTGGACAAGACAATCAAACCAACCGAGCGCTTCGGCCAAACGCAAAAGGCCTTCAACGAGGCGTACGAGAAGGCGAAGTCCAACATGTTTGTTGCGCGTGACGAGCCGTTTGACACCGCCGTTGCGGAATTTCGTGCAAGGTTGAAAAACGGCGTGGACTTCGATCCAGTTAACGCAAAGCGCTTGGAGAAGCTGCTCGACGATACGGTAGTTCGCCGCCTTAGCGGAAAGCCATCGGGCGACACGTACAAGAGTTTGGACAGCCTACTGGGCAAACGCCGTGCGGCCTTTGGTAAAGCACAAAACGACGAATTAGTCGCAGGCGTAGACGAGATGCAGCGCATACTTCGCGCCAACGCCACCCGCCATTCAGACCCTGCGGCTGTTAAGTTTTTGGACGATGTGGACGAGGGATATTCGTACTTGATACGCGGCGAGGAGGCCGCCAAAGCCGCAGGAACACCTGCGGGTGAGTTCTCCCCATCGCAGTTGCTTAAAGCCGTCCAGAAGGGAGACATCTCTGCACGCGGTCGTGCGTTTGCACGCGGCGAAGCTCGCGGGCAAGAGTTCGCCGAACGCGGCGTTGAAGCTCTCGGTAAAGGGGCGACTGATGTAGCCCCCATTGAACGGGGTGTCGGGTTGTTCGCCGGACCTACTATACTGTCTCCAGTTAACGCAGCATTCGGCATAGCCAACGCGCCGGGCGTACGCCCTGCGCTTAACACTCTCATCGCGGGTCAGCGGCCAGAGTTCATGAAAGGCACCGGAGACTTAATTGCACAGTATCCCGCGCTGTTTTCCGGCGCGATAGGCGGCGCAGATGAAGTCTCACTTATGCTTCAGAATACGCCAACCGACATCGAGGCGCTGCTTGAGCGGTACAACTATACGCCGCAGACTGGCGGTGAGGGTATACCGCAAGTTGGCCCAGAGCTGACCGAGGCGCAGCGTAACTATGCACTGCAATCCGCAGCGCGCGAGCCTGCCGCCGTACCGGCCGCCGAGGTAGCACCTGTTGCCGAAACGGCAGCAGTGATCCCTGAAAAAGGGGTGGTAATGTTCGAGGGCAAGGCCGTTGAGTACGATCCTGAGACGGACACTTTCGTTGAACTGGCGACAAATCGCCGCGTCAAAGACCTCGCGGAACTCTCAAGACCCCCAGCGGGCATGTACCGTGGTGGTTCCGTGCAGGAATTTGCTATGGGCGGAATGGCGCATAGCTTAGGCGCGGAAGTGCCAGAGATCATGGTGCCTTTGCGTGCCAGTGCGCCTGCCCAAGATGTTGTCGTTCCTATGGCCATGCGCCGTGGCGGCACCGTGCAGGCGTTCCGCAACGGCGGCAACGCATCCATCGCCGACATGGCACGACACTACGGCATGCGCCGCTAAGAAGGATATACAATGGCTGCTGGCGACGAGTTTGGGCTTGAGGTATTTGATGGGGATCGCTGGGTGGTCGTGCCTGACCCCTCGGCAAAGCCTCTTGCCGTGCGCAAGCAAAGCCCGAAGGCAACACAGAAGCAACGCTTTGCGGCGAAGCAGGCCGAGAGACGTCGTGCCAATGAAGCGGCAATGGCGAACGTAGGCGAACTCGGCAGCGGGATTGCCTCGATACCGGGCCGTGTCGTGAACTACATTAAGTCGTCGTCGCCATCAAGCGTGGCTCGCGACGTCAAGGGCATTGCTAAATCCACGCTCGATGCGGCTGTGGAAAACCCGAACGCGTTTATTGAAGATGCCATCGCATCTATACCCGCAGGCATTCGCGATTTCGGTGACGTCCGCGAGACCGCACGCAAGCTGCGCGCGCAGGGCCGCAAGGACGAGGCAGAGGCGATGGAGGCGATGGCCGGAACCGCCATTCTGTCCGCTGTGCCTATCCTCGGACGGCCCGCAGGGGTTGCTGTCCGCAATGCGATTAAGGCCGCAGAGAAGACAGCCATTAAAGGCGCGAAGAAGGCCGCGACGAAGGCTCCTAAACCAAAGGCACCGGACTTGACAGTCACGCCGAAAAAGAAAGGCCCGGACGTTGTGCAGCGCAAGACGCGCAACATCAGCAAGGCCAAGGCCGAAGGCCCGAAGATTGTAGGTGCGCCACTCGGCGTTAACACCCCAGCCGATGAGGCGCTTCGCCGTAGAGAGTACGCGAACACTATGGAACTCGGTCGTGCGGGCGCGAGCTGGTACGACGACAGCGGAAAGGCCATCCTCGAAAATGTCGGGGACGATCCCGCCAAGGCGCGTCGCGCTGCGGAGGTGTTCTCGATTACATCCTCTGGCACAGGCGTGCCGGCAAACACTGGCTTTGCCGTCAAGGGTATGAACCAAGCATCCTTCGGCGACCCCGTAGACACAGGGCGCTTCCCCACCGCGATGGGTGGTCAGATAGAGGATTTGTACCGTGGCGACACGGCCGTAACTGGGAAGAAGCGTACACCCTTCGCAGACCAGCTCGCGATCGGCGGTGGCTTCTATGACCCAAGCGTAACGGGTCAAGGCCACCGGGGTGTTCACGACATCTGGGATGGAGAGGCTTGGGGCTATACTGACGCAGAGGGCCGGCCCATCCGCCGCGCCTTCCAAGACGCGGAGCATAACTGGATGGACCGCCAGATGAGCGCGGTCCTTAAGAACTACGTGAACGATCCCGACATCCAAGGCCTTCCGGGCCGTGGTCAGGCCGCGACGTGGACTGGTGCCAAAATTCAAGCGGGTGACATCAAGCCAGAGGACGCGGCCTACAGCTACGCGGACGACATCTCAAGGCTCTACGCGCAGGGCAGCCGCGAGGCGCTATCTGGGTCAAACACAGGAAACTTGTCGGGACTGTTGGACGCGCCGTTTGAGCAGCGTAAGGCATACACCGACGAGTTTATGCCCATCTTCTTCGATGAGGCAGGGCGCGACCGTATCGCACTGAACAATGACATGCTCGTTGGAGAAAGTTTTGAAGGTCCGGGCATATACGAGGGTGTAAACCCCGGACGTCAGGCGCAGTACGCTGTTGGTACGGAGCGCGTCCCTGTACCAAACATCAAGGGCACAGACCCCCGCATAGACGATGCTTCGCGCAACCTGATGCTTAACAACGAGGCCATCTTTGGGCTACTCGGTGCCCAAAAGGGCATCGCCGGAAACCGCTTCTATACTGACGTCCCCAAGAGCCGTTCGAACGCATTCGAGATAAACGTCGGCGACCGCCCAATCTCCTACGACGAGGGCAACGCGGCACTAAGCGCACTGTCTAGGGCTGGCTTTGACCCCGATAGTTTTGCCATCATCCCCTCACCTCGCGGTGTTCGCGTTAAAGACCTTGGCGTATTTGACGAGGACTTGGCGCGGATGCAGGCCGAAAACCC